TTGAAGATATTCTTCGTTTAATTGCTCTTCTTGGTTTTCCATTTTATTATACATATTAAAAAGCTCTGTCTTCTTTTCTTACCATATAATATTCACTGCGAGAATCTCCACTAGTGAATTCTAGTTTCATCAAACCACTAGCGTTCAAATATAATTTACCTTCTTTCAAATCCTTGTTTATATTCAATATGTTTTTAAACTGGTTAGAGTTGAATGGTAGTTTAATGTTGTCTTTTTCTATTTTACCATATAGCTGGTATGTAATTTTGTTGTTGTGGCCATTTTCATCTCCAAATGTAAATAAGCACATTTTGTCTCCGTTCAAATCTATTTCGGTAGAAACTACCATATTGTCGATGTCTCCAAGTGCTGTTTTTGCTTTAACAAGGTTAAGCAAATCTTCCGAGTCAAGGGGAAATGTAGCATCCCATTCCATCTCTGTTACAGTTCCTACTTTGGATATTAAAAGCGGGTCTGCTAAAGCATATGTTAGGTTAAATTTGCTGTCTTGAAAATGTAGTTTGGTTGGTATGCTTTTGTGTTTTTCCAATTCAACAAGTAATTCACCTTGTGTGATGTTGAGCAAGCTCAAGAATTTTTTAGTGTCAAAGATGGCTAGCTCACAATCCTCAATGTCAATGTTTTGACAGGTGATTTTACCTATAACTTCTTTGTTTATAGACATAAAGTCTATTGTGAGTGTTTTGTCTTTGATTATCCACTTGACGGATTCGTTTTCGCCCAAGTAGTATTTGTTGATTGCTGCTTGTAAAACTAATTTATTAACCATGTGTTAAAGATAAGAAAAAGCCTGTCGGTAGACAAGCTTTTCTATAAGATTTATTTATTGATTAACGATAATCATTATAATAAACAGTTTTACCTGCTATATCCATTGATTCTACTTTATTATATGGGTCCCCTTCAGGGAAAAGTTCTAACATATGTTCTTTATCAAAAGAAATATCTATACCTTCTTCTCCATCACCAGCAGTTGCTACTTTTGGATCACCCATAGTTTCAAAGTTAGAAAAAACATCACCTAATTTAGATGTAATTTCATCCATATTCTGATTTAGAAAATCAGCTATATTTCCTTCAGTTTCATTTAATTTTGCTTTGTATTCACTTTCAGTGATTAAACCAGCTAGTTTTTGCATGTGTAAAAATTCTTTGTTCATATCGTTTTGTTTTATTTTATTATATATATTATGAAATATAAGAAAAGTCACTTATACTTCCAAATAAAACCCCCAGCTTGTTTTTGTTTCCCCGAAAGGCACCCTGCTATGTCTCCAGATCCTAGCCATTTTTTTGCTTCTGCCCGGCTGGTCCATTCTTTTATAAAATTACCTTCTAGGTCATGTTGAGTTATAGGTTTATTGTTGCGGGTTTTTCCTCTACTTGAATTGCTTATGTTTTGTTTATGTTGTTCTGTTTTAGGGATACCTTGGAGTTTTATTCCAACTTGAGGTTTCTTTTTGCCTTTATTTCCCTCCCCTATTTTTTTATTTCTAGTGAGATGTGAAGATATTTTAGCTCCAAATTCTTTGGGTCGTTTTATCCCTTTAGGGTAACCATTTGTTCCCATTTTCTTTTGGGATATTTTCCTTGCCCATTCGGGTTTATATTCTCTTTCTAAGGTATATTTTTGAATTTTTCTTTTAGCTTCTTCGGTTTGAAATTCAGGCCCACCCCCACCTTTTTTTCTTAGGTTTACTACTTCGAACCCCCATTGTCTAAATTGTTCTATCCAATATGATTCAATAGGGCCCCAATCTTTACGATCTAAACTATTTATTTCATCTATGTAAATATAAATAATTTGAGAACCGTAAGTTTTGATATGGTCATTCTTCCTTGAATTTTTTGTTTTTCCGATATAAACTTTGTTGGGGTCGCCGTAACAGTTTGTTACAAGGTATATTTTTGTCATATGTATTATCGTATTATTGTCCGATTATACATATTGAAAAATTACAGAAGAGCGCAAGAAATTGCGCTCTTTTTTATGAAAATGCAAAGAATTGTGATCTATAAGGGTTTAAAGAGAGTTCCCATCCAATATCATCATACACAGTTTGAAGTTTGTTACGGATTACACTATCAAATAGTCCATCCCTATCTATATAGGTGTCTATTAACTGAGTGATTTCTGGTGGATCGTTATATCCGTTATAGCCTATAACATCTATTTTGTATGGGTTTGGTTTTAAATATGCTATATACATCTTATCTCCAATTGTAAATTCAGGGTATTTACGTTGGAGGTTTTTAAATTTAAGTAGATCATTATATATAATACTTGCTTTCGTATTGATTGGACATTTCAATTTGAGTTTAGAGAATAATTCACCAGCCATAGGCTTACGCTCAATATACTCGTCTAGTTTTTTCAATCCAGTTGGTTTAAGCAACTTTATCCACTCTATAGTGTGCATTGAATTTTTAAAGTCCATTACAAACTTGTCAATTTCGGTTTTGGATTTACCAAACAGTATACTTTTGATTAGCTCTTCTCCAAAGTTTCTAAAGTATGGAGGGAAATTGGATTTCATGATGTCCAACCCTTTCATCTCTAGTTCCTCGATTTCTACACCTTCTTTGTTTACAATGTAAATAGCGTAACGGCGTTTACCAGCCCAATATGCTTTTTCAGCAATTACTTCCTGCTTTAACACAAAGTGGTGTTTACCAGTCATATTGAACAGATCATGCGTTATACTGTTTAAGTTTGCATTTGCAACATCCTGTAGTTCCTCTGTTAATAGCAACAATCGTTTAATTTTTTCTTCACGGTCATTGTAGTTTAGGTCAGGGTTACGGTGTTTGAGCAGATCTGTAAGTTCCATGTAGAGCGAATCTGTATCTGATGCGATAACGAATTCCTTTGGTTCAATATCTAATTGGTTAGATATATAGTTGTTTACAAATATGATTGACTCTTTCGTAAGTCTTTGTCCGCTGTTTGTAATAGCGGCAGAGCATATTTTGAATCCATCTGTAAAGCGCCATGAATTGATAGCGTATGTACCGTACAATGCATTTTGTAAGATTTTAAATGCCATTTGGTACAAATCGTATAGTTTATAGTTTGCCCAATCTTCTGCTTTACCCGCTGTTTTCTTAAGTGCTCTATAGTGCTCTCTTTGATCGAACCAATCCTCCAATACCTCACATGCTATGCTTTTTTTATCTGTTCTAAACATGGCTCCACTGGCTGATATGGTCCATTGGTTTTGCTCGATTAGTTCTATAAGATCAGAGGTAGAAATGGTAGCATCCTTTAAAACGTATCGTTTTTTGTCTAGCTTTTGGATGTGTATTTTTTCTTCCGGATCACGTTTACGTAACTGCTCAAGTGAATTGTACTGTTCATAGTTGTTTTTTGTAACAATTCTACCCATTAAAGTTTCAACACCCAAATTCAAGGATTTGATAATTGAAGGATATAGCGAGGTAAAGTCAAGGTCAGATACATCCGAATATAGTCCTGGTTTAGGGTCAAGTAAATATCCTCCAGCGTACGAATCGTATTTACGGACTGTTTTAACGTTGCGCTGTAGATATTTGTTTGATAGGGTTTTAACAACAACTGTTTTATCCTCTATACTATAGATATGACCTTCAATTGTTGGGGTTCCTCGTTGCTGTACAACATGGTCTCCCACTTCCAATTCTCTAATAGTAGGGTTTGTAGTGGTAGGTTTGTTTGGCGCTACTATACCTTTACGTTTTAGATATGTCAATATTGCACCTTCATTCAACGCTGTATTATAGTAGATAGATTCGTATGGTGTGTGACATAGGTGGGAGATCAAAATGGTCAATTCAATGAATTTTTGTTTTTCCTCTAGCGCCTCTATAATTTCAACATCTCGAATGTTATATTCAACATATTTGAGTGGGTCTTCTTTAAACAATGTATCTAAATTACCATTATATTCTATTTTACCTAGTTTAGCATATTTTAAACCAACATCACCTAACTTGTAAGATG